CACGCAAATTTTCCTCTTGCAATTTATTTTAAATAAGTGTAAATTGTGGATAACAAGTAAATGAACGGAAATGAAAAAGCCGGCTGTCTAGGTAGCGCGCCAACGCTCCTAAACCGTCAATCGTGATCCTGACTCACGACTAACACTTGCCGACTTTCTTCTTACATATATGATATGTTTATTGTAACGGCATTATACATATTTGTAAAGAAAAAAGTTGAAATAAAAGCGTTATGTCGTAGTAAATTTACGATGTAGCGCTTTTTCGTTTTCCAAAACGGAGGAGAACGAGATTATGAGACTATTAAACACGGAATTAACGTATAAAACTTTGCAACCATTCGAGACAATCGAACAATTAAACGCTAATGTAAAAGCAATTCGCGATCAATTTGCGCATGAATTATCGACAGCAGCTAAAAAAGTATTGGACGTGCTTAACCGCTATGCTTCGAAATATTACGGCGTTTGCTACTTATCGAAAAATAAAATAGCGGACATGCTAGGCATAACTCGCCGTACGGTGATTCGCGTTTGCAATCGTTTAGAGGAGTTGGGCGTAATCGCTCAATACGAAATGGATCGGACAGGCAATAGAGGGCAGACCGTAAATGCTATCGTATTTGTAACGCAAATTGTGGCGCGTGGAGCGTTCTTAGAGGAAACTGAGAGCCTGTCGGATAATGTGCAAGAAAACGACAATGTCACGGGGGATGTCACGCCCTTAGAAACACCTAATAACGCTAAAAAGATTATTAAAGATTATACAAATGACACAGAAAAAGCGTCGTTAATTAAAAAAGGGTTAGTAACGAAATTACCAAAAACATTGCAAAGAGCATTAGCGCCATTCTTTGATACGGACACGCTATACGAATTAACTGGAATAGTATTCAAGGCAAAAGCGTCAGTGGATCGTGAAATTCGTATCGAAGAATACGAGCAAGAATACTCCGAAGCAATATTAGCAGCTATTCACACTTTTAAACGCGGTAAGGTTGCTAACTTTGCTGGCTATTTGTACAAGTCAATCGTAAATGTAACGACTTCTCTAAAACGCAATACACTGTTTTGGGATGTATTTGGGAGGGACTAGCCAATGGAAAATCCGTTATTAGCTTATTTAAAGGCCAGTGATCCGCAGATAGTTTTAAAGGATTTGTTAAACGGATGGCAGCCGTCTGATTCTCACTTAAATACGCTAGAAGAAATTCGAACACAATACAGACTTTCTGACGAAGTATTAAACGTATTGATAAACTACGTTGTATTAACTCGTAAATGTTTTAGAAACGAAGATGCACACGCAATAGCAAAGTTCTTATCGCGGAGAAATGTCGCATCAGCCGAGCAAGCACTTGCCTTTATTCGTGAGTCTATCGCAAAGAAAAAAGACGCCAACTAAGACGTCCCAGGCGGTTGATATGCGACAATTGCGTCTAATCCGTATGTCTTATTTTGCTCGGCGGCTAAGCGGTTAATCGCGTCTAATAGCGCATCCATCGTCTCAACTCGCAAGGCATTTGCGTTCCCTTTGCGGATTTCTGAAATAGTATTCGGACGAACTCCGCTTATTTCGGCCAACTCTTTTTGGTTGATCGCGAGCTCTTTCATCGTCTCATTAAGCGTAAAAACTATCGGCATAATTGCGTCCTCCTATGCGTTTTATTGCGATTATAACATAAATAACGAAATTCGTTAAATAACTCTTTACGTTAATAACGTAAAGAGTTATTATAGTCTTAACAACGAAATTAATCGGAGGTTGAACGACTATGAAACATATCAAATCTGCTAAACGCAAAATTGACGCATACTTTTTCGCAATTGAGGAGGACGAGTGCGTCTCCGTTAGCGACCAGGCGATATATTACGGAGGCATGACGGTTATGACCGTTATCGCATTGGCGACAGGGCTAGCGGTATATTAAAAGAGACGGCGCGCGATTTCTCCGTCTCTTTCTTTTTCGTATCCTTAATCGAGCTCAAACGGATACTTTTCGATATTCTGCGACCAAAAACGCGGTATTATCGATACCTCGTAGAAGCCCGAATAGCCGGAAACCTTGCGAGGCTCTTCATCAATTCCGAACTCCTTAATGAACGCAGCAGGATCCGTATTGCCTTCCGGAATAAACTTAACGCTTACGATTGCTCCGTCTTGAAAGATAACGCTAGCATTTCGATAGAGGTCCGTATCAGCTAGCGAATAATAATCCGCAGTTTCCTTGCGGTCGCCGATAAGTATAAACGCCCCATCGATATAAGGCGGAATGTCCTCGTCGATAGGAAACTTCGCCAATACTTCGTCTTTTGTTAGCGGAGTAATTGCTGTGGGCTTAGCGCTTGTCGACGCTGATACCGTTACTTTCTCCGAATTATTTTCCGCAATAGGCTCCGACTTCTCTTCGGCTTTCGGCGCATCGGGCTCCGCAACAGCCACCGATTCAGCCCCATATCCCATCTGCTCTAACGCGTAACCGCCAACTGCTCCTAATGCGGCGATGAACGCTATGACTCCGAATATCCACTTCCACTTTTTCATTCGATATACACCGTCCTATTTTCCGATTATTTCCTATTGTAGCTTATTTACGTAGAGTTCACGCAGATGGTTCGTAGGACTTTAGGCGGATTTTAAATAATTTTTAAAAATACCGTTACATATTGTGAGGCCCAAGTCCGCTTATAAGAGTAAGGAGGTGGTTGATATGCATACCACTAAGCAGGAGAAGGTACTTTCTAAAATTGACGAGATTATAGATAACGAAGTTAGTGGCGAGATACCTCTAGATAAATATATTCGAAGCGTAGATTCTTTACGGAAAATGTGTGAAAGGGCGTTTGGCGGCGTCAAAGAAGCACTAGACGCATACGGTTACTTCACTGAGAATTATATCGATTACACCGATGAACAAGTCATAGACTTCGTATTGCCTTGTTTTAGAATAGTAGGTTTTGGCGAAATCTTAGTGGACAAAGAGCTTTTTAATCAAAAAGTTCAGCATATTAACGCATTTAACTCTCAATATACCGAAAGCAGTATACTAAAACTGATAACTAAACATTTAACGCACGATCGCATTGAGCATTACACGTTGACATTCGGCGAGCTAGGCGTCTCTGCCTTCTACTTCAGACCTTCTTTAGGGACTGTTAGACAAATCGAAAAGCTCATAAGTAATACCTACGGAAACATTTCAGAATACCGTAGAATTTACGGGTTGGATATGAGGTTACTAGACTCCTCAAATAGTGCATCAAAACGCAGAAGGTTTTTAGACTTGGGAGCGGAATTTGAGCAATTGACGTATGCAACTCTTACTACTATATACGACGGAGTTCAGTATCAAAGGAAGATAGCGGACTGTATTCCGGATTTTATAGTAGGAAAGCGTTGGTATGACGCAAAGTTATCGAGAAGTACGGCACTTAATCCGAGCTGCGAAACAATCGAAAAGTATCGCAAGCACACGGACTATCTAACGATAATATACGCCATTGACGACACAACCGCGACCGACGACCGAGCCAGCTTCGTACACATCTCAGAATACTATCCGTACATCAGCACCGAACTCCAACGCGAAATCGACGCATTTATCCGCAAAGCATCGAAAGTTAAATTCGGAGGTGAGTCGCTTGGAAATATTTGACCAACGGAAAACTCGCTTTGTCATCGTGCCACGCTCGTTAGTAACGGATCAAGGCGTAACCTATCGTGACAAGGCCGTCTATATGGCGCTTTGCTTATACGCGAATAATACGACGAAACAGGCGCGACCTAGCACACAGACTATAGCAGACGTGGTCGGCTGCAGTAGGCGGAGTATATTCGAATCGCTAAAACGCTTAGAGGATTGCGGATATGTGAAGCGGAAAACTAGGCGGGCGAGGAACGGCAATCAGCTTGCTAATACCTACTACCTACTCGATAAGTGAGTGACGGTATGAGCCGTGCGTCATAGGGGAGGGTGACGTAGTAGACACACGAACTATACTAAGATCTTTGAACTAAACTAAGTAATTAAATAATACCGCCTAAAATTGCTAACGCAATTATTAGCCGGAGTCAATTACTATATAACGCTTATATCGCAATATAAGACCATGCGATAAATATATAAATATTAAATGCAAGGAGGAATCGCAGATTGTGAACAATCTAACTACTACACCAACGCCTCGCTGCCCCGACGGCGACCACGCGTTCAAGCACGAATACATCACGCTCGATACGGACAGCCTCGGCACACACGTATTCACATGCGAAGTTTGCGGATACTCGGTCTTGCCGACGACTATCGTAAACAATCAGCCTTTCAAAACGCCGTGCTAAACGTGGCTAGAAACGGTTTTAATGCGGAAGTCGACTCGTTCTTCATCTGCGAGGGAATAACGCAAAATTGACGGGAAATTAAAGGAGGAATTAACGGATGGAAAAGGTAACAGTTTCGAAGGAAGTAGCGGAGGCTATCGGATTTCAACTATCTAGACGTAGCAAATCCGACCTTTTGGACGCTAAAGCTAAGCATATTAACTGCGGTGGGTATTTCTTAAATAGCAGTGCTGTATTAAACGACGTATCGCTCGAGACACTTGCGAAGGCACTTTACATCGGATATGAGCTCGAGAAATCGCCAGAGGTAATGGTGCGCGAGTATTACGAAGGATTAATCGCAAGCGAGGAAGCACTCGAAAGCATCGGAAATAGTGGCGCTCAATTCCGACAAGGTTGGCAATCGGTTAGGGAAACGTTGCATATTCTCGGCATCAAAATCGAAGGAGTAAACGCATGACACTAAACATCGAAATCAGCGGACAATACCGCATCACATCCGACTCAATGCAAATCGTAGTCCAACGCAAGCACACGGTCGATCCGACGAAGTCGCCAGCGTTCAATCCCGCTAAGCACTCGGCAGAAGTCCGCGAGGAATGGCGCGATTGGAAGTTCTGCGGAAAAGTCGAGCAGGCAATCGAATTGATTGCGAGGCAGAACGTGCTCGACTCGGATGCAACGACATTGGCGGAATTGCACAGCGAAATCGTGGCGTTTAGGCGTGAGATTAGCCGTTTAATGCGCTTAGTGGATTAATTGCTAGGGCGGAAGTAAAACGCCTAAAACGATGGGATTTCGAAGGGAAAAACGAAAGGGGCGATATTATGAATACGGAACAATTAAACGCGATTAAGAAGAGAGCGGAAAAGGCGACGCCTGGACCGTGGAAATCCGGCGAACAATACGAGCAGATGGAGCCGGGGTATTACGTAGCAAGTGAAGCAAACGGATTAATCGTACTAGCCGAAGAGGAAGGTATTTTACGCAAAGATGACGTAGATTTTATCGCAAATGCTCGCCAAGATGTGCCAGCGCTTATTGCGGAAGTTGAGCACTTGGTGTCCGCAATTATTTACGCTTGCGAAATGATATCAATCGGAGAGAGTCGGAAAGCAAACGATAAGCTAACGGAAGCGATCGGAATCCCATACGACTATTTCGAGGAGGACGACGAATGACAACCGATCAACTAATCATTGACTGCGAGCGACTCCGCTTTGCCCTCCACGGATGCTTAGTCGCAGCACGGAACGGCAAGCGAGATATATGCGTTTACAGTGACGCAAAAGGAATCGCAATGACGCAGTTTAAGTATATCGAGAATGAGGCGGAGAAGGCGCTTTATGGCGGAAAGGAAGTGGAGGAAAATGGCGACTGATTATACGCAAAAGCCTGTCGAAAAGTGGAATGTACGCGATTTCCACGGCTACTTGCAAGCGGAACACTTGCGAAGATTTGGCGTAAGTTACGCTCCAATGCGGTCATGGCGAACTGAGCAGGGATTGCTCGGAAACATCGTCGGGACGGCGAAGAAAGAGGGAACGCATGATAAGGCGCTGATTAAGGCGTTCATTGATCGCTGCTTTGCGAATTATCAGCCGTCGGCTCAATACCCCGGTATCAGCTTCGGATTTATGTGGACGTGGATGCGGCGAGAGTTGCAATTAGCGGAATTGGATGCGAAGAAGGCGGAGGAGAGCTCGCGAGCAATGGCTAAGGCTGAGACGGAATTGGAGGGATTATCGGAATGGCTGTAAATTGCATACTAAACGACCGTAATAAAAACGGATGCGCCAACTGTCCAACTTCGTGTCAGCACCGGATAGCACTCGAAGGCTTTAACGGAAAAGGCGGAAGGCTAGCAACCGCAGGCGCGCCCGCTGACTATCGACATTTAACGCTAGCCAACTCTCCAGCACGCGAAAGCCAGGCGAAAGTATATGGCGCATTATCCGATTATGTGGCGACATTCTCACGCATGTTTGACGTAAATAGTGAGCGCATTAAATCGTTATATCTATTCAGCGCGAACACAGGCACCGGTAAGTCGACATCGGCGGTTTGTGTTATGAACGAATTTATTATCGCCAACTATCTCGGAGCATTAAAGAACGGGCAACAGCCTCTACAGCAACCGGCCTATTTCCTCGATGTGAACGAATGGCAGACGCTCTATAACGGATTCAATCGAGGCAATATTCCGCAAGATGTGGCGGAGAAATACTCGCGACCATACTACGCCATGATGGAAAAGGCGAAGCTAGCGCCATTTGCGGTGCTTGACGACATAGGTTTGCGCGATGCAACGGCTCCATTTAGGGCGGATTTGCATACGATTATTAATTACCGATGCGCGAACGCATTGCCTACGGTGTATACGAGTAATATTCCAATCGAGGAATTGGCGACGGTATTTGACGTGAGATTATACGACAGGGTGCGAGATCAGTGTGCGGTGATTCCGTTTGCTGGCGAGAGTAAGCGTGGGCGACGTAAGTGAATAGTTGAATCAAATTACGAAGTAAGGTGGCTAAATAAATGAAGTGTCACAAATGTGAAACTAACGAGAATTTAATTAAATTTAGTAAAGATGATTATAGTCATTCAACATTAGTTAAATACAGTGAAGATGGGATTTATTGTTGTACTAAATGCTATAAACAGAAAAACGCAATGACACGCTTCGTATTAATGTTTCAAACAGACAAAATTAAAAGTTTATATGGTTTAGAAATTTAAAACTGAACAATACGAAGATTTAGCGAAATAAAATCCGAAAGGGGATCCAATTGGCAACGGAATCTATCCCGATGCTGACGTTTGCGTTAGAGCATCCGTATCTATATACGATTATTAAGATTAAACCTCCGTTAATCGCGATAGCAGTCTATGTGCTCGTTAGATTGGCGATGAGGCTGACGGTAAAGGGGCGATAGACTATGAAAAACGTTTTAGCGTTTATGCTCGGAATGGCAGCGACCATTGTGACGATAAAACTTGTAACTAAAGACGGTGACGATCACGATTATTACGATGATTGGGAGGATGACGATATGTTCTTTAATTACGGTGGCCAAAATAAACCGATTGAGACGACTAAGCAAAAGGCGGAACGTGAACGTAAGCAAGCGAGGAAAGAGCTATTGGCCGAGCTAGATTACGAATTGCAATCGCTAAGTCACGCAATATCAACGCAAGATATGACGGAGCAAGCACGTGCAAAGGCGAGGCTAGAGGAGATACACGAAGAATTGGAGGCTTTAAAGTGACAGGTAATCCCGTAACTGACGCAACAATAACGCTATTAGCTGTGCTCGGATTTACGATATTAATCGTGCAAGAGTACGTGAATATGAAGGATAGACGGAAGGGGCGGAGACGATGAACTTGGAATATTACGAATGGCTGGTCAAGAACGGTCAAGCGCGAGTAGTCAGCGTACAAAACGTTTGGTCTAACGGAAAGTCGATTCGTCGATATCAAGGGCAAGGCGAGGAATCCAATCGCTCGCCAGCGAATGGGTATCGTCAGATGACCGCAATTTTAATCGAGAAAGAAACAAAGTGAGCACCTATGCAACAATTAAAACGCTTAAACTAAGGAGGTAAGAACGAATGAGCAACTATGGAACGCTATTACTTTCGAAAGTAATCGAAACGAACGACGTCGGCGCACTTGCTCGTCATAATATCGGAGCCGATCATTTTAAATCGGTCGCTGACCGCAAGGCTTACGAGTTCATTCGTGACTATGCGGAGCAGAATCGAGGGCAGGCGCCTAGCTATGCTGCAGTGACGGAGAATGTGACGGATTTCATGTTCGTACCGCAAGTGTCGGACTCATACGAATACTTGACTCGTCGCTTGTTAAACGATGCTGGGCGAGCCGAGTTCGTCGAGTTTGTGCAGTCGCCAAGCGGTTTGTCTGCGCTATTTGACGAGCACCAAAATAATATTCCGGAATTAATTGACAAGCTGACGGAGAAGTTCGATAATATTAAATACCGAACGGATGTTCGTGATAAAATAGGAACGGACATTAAACGAGATACGGAAAAATTTATGGCGGAGTTCGATCGTCGTAAAGAAGGCAAGTCGTTTAAAACTTGGCGAAGCAATTTCTCGAACATCGGCGAGTATGTTAGCGGAAATATGTACGTGTTCTATGCGAAGTCCGGCCGAGGCAAATCGATCATTGCAGCGGTAGAGGAGGCACTTGAAATGGCGTTGCAAGGCGCGACCGTTCTTATTTGGTCGATGGAGATGCCGTGGTTCGAAGTCCTGGTCCGCTTTTATGTATCGCTAAGTGGACGCAAAGGGCTGACGTCGGTAAACGTAGCGGGCATGGATTTAACGGGAGGGTTCGACGCAAATGACGTTCGTAATGGTCAAATGGCGCAAGAGTTCGAGTCAGCCTTCCGATTCTTTCTCGATAATATAAACGCTGAGATTCCGGGCAATATCATCGTTAGAGGCGTGGATGACCACGACTTTAATAATCGTAGCCTGCGCCAATTAGAAGCGGATATATTGCAAACGAAGGCGGACGTCGTTGTAATCGATCCTTATTACTATCTCGACTACGAGAAGAACGTGAGCAAGACGGCTGGCGGAGATGCTGCGGAAACTTCGAAAAGGTTGCGCCGATTAACGGGAACTCACCAGGTCGTAACGATTGCTATAACGCAGGCGGACGAAGGGAAAGAAACGAGGGATGACGATGGTGAGCGAGAGTTGGCGTTGCCAGAACGTGAGGCCGTGAAAAAAACTAAGGCGTTGCTGGAAGATGCGTCGATGCTTATTGCGATTGATACGGACTACAAACAGGGCCGAGGTCTTATCGGAATCAACAAAGGGAGAAATGGCGGAGAAGGTGAAATAGTAGAAATTATCTATTGCCCACAAGTCGGAGTTGTTCGCGAAATCGAAACGGGAGTAGCTTCGGTGGCTCAGTTCGATTTCTAAGTGTGATTTTTCTCACAGAACCGATATTCTACGTTTGTTATTCTTAGTAAACGTGTAGGATTATCGCAGAAAAATATTTTCTTTCAAAAAGGGTGGAAAATTTTACGTAGCACGGGTAAGTTAGTAAGATAAAGTAGTGAGAAAATTTAGAAATAGTTTGTAAGCTTCCGGGGATGTATCTCATTACTTATTTTGTGAAATAGTAGATAACGAGAATTTACTTGCTGGAGGTAAATTTGGTCAAGGTGGATATAAAGTATTTGGCGGTCTGCACGGTCTTGGTCAGCTATTAAAAAGGATTTGCAAAGGTTCCAGTCTATACACAGCAATAATTTCGGGCGCCATCAATATTGGTGAAAATGCTCAAGGAAATCCCTACAAAACCAGTAATACCAATGTTTTAGCTATGGCGAAATCCCATCGAACAAGTAACGATAAAGAATTAATCCGTTATGACGTAGAATATCGTATAATAGAAAGGCAGGCGGAAAACAATGCCAATCGTTAGAGTAAGTGGCTACGACGTTAACGTAGACGTTAGAGCCGAGCTAGAAGAGTTCGAGTGGACTCGCCCTAAGTGGTCGTATGATAAGTTGATAGCAGCGAGCCCTTTCCGTTATGATCGTTCGCCTTCGTTCTTTGTGCGATTAGAACCGTTTGGCGAGTTTCCTGCGGGCACATGGGCCGATAGCGGTTATTACGACGAAGAATATAAATCCGGAAATTTTGTCAAA